TATAATCTACTAAAAATAAATCATTTACATTAATAATATTAAATACATAATTAATAATATTAATATTTCCAAAATAAATTATTTTTAATAATTTTTCTTTATGATTAAAATCATTATAATATTTTAATAATATTTCTATTATTATTTTTTCATTTACATTTTCATATTTTATTAATTTATTTTTTATTTCAATATTCTTTTCTTCTAAAATTTTATTATTTAAATCTTTATTAATTTGTAACGTACATTCTAGTATGTTAAATTTATTCTGATATTTTATATTTAAATATTTAATAAAATTATCCTTATCTAGTAATTTACTGGTCTTTTCTATTATTTTAAATACATAATCATAATTATTTATAAGTACCGCTAAAATAGCTGTATTATACTCAACTTGATTATTTGTATGTTCTTCAAAAGTATCAACATTATCAGAATTTATATATTTATTAATTAAATATATATATTCATCTTTATTACTTATAGTACACATTTATAGAAGAAATAACGGTTATATTTCTATTAATTATATTATTTTTCAATTTTTTAATAAAAAATGAAAAATTGAAAAATATATTATTTAATTATAAAATATAAACTAGAAAATGGATAATAATTATTTTTTATTAACTAATAATCTAATTAATAAAGAAATTATAAATAATTCATTGTATGTTATAATCTTTGATAATAATAAACCAGAATTATGGAATAGCTATAAAAATAAAAATTTTATTGATATTAAAAGAGTTTTTATTGGTAAAAAAGATACTTTGTGGTCTGATTGTATTATAATGTTTGTAGAATCTAACCATAAACTCTATAAAATTAAAAATTATTTTAATAATAATACAAAAATTAATATTAAAGATTCTTTTCCTAATATTTATAAATATAAAATTATTAAAAATAAATCTGATCAATTTGAATGTAAAGCTGCTCCATGGAAAAAATCTATTAGATATCCGATACTCAATTTATATAATTTATTTATTATTAACTAATAATTTATTTTTATTTTTTATAAACGTGAATATGTTACATCACAATGACTATCTGGTAATTCTGAATTATTTAATTTAAATCCATGACTTGTTATAAAATTATTAAGATCTTCAAATAAAACTCCACCCTTGTAATATTCTTCAGTACTTATTTCTGTTGTTAAACTCTCTATATTATTTATATTGTTTTCACCAAATCCTTTTAATACAACTAACTCTGCACCTTGTACATCTAAAATTACATCGTATTTCTTATTTTCCCAATTATTCTCTTTTAATATAACTTCAATTGTCGTTGAAATTAATTTTATCGTGTCAACTTGTTGCGCATGTGACCATTTCCATACAGATGGATTCGCTTCATATATAGAAGATGATGCACCATTGTTACTAAATATATTAAATACATATTCTTTACCTACTTGATCACAAACCAGACAATTAATTGCTTTATAATTTGTATTATATTTATTATTAACAAATTCTAAATTTTTTTCTAATTGTTCAAAAATATTAGGAATGGCTTCTATAAATATACCATTTTGATATATATTTGCATAAGATTCTATTTCATGCATATCATTTGCACCAATAAATAAAATATTTTTTTTTTCTTGTATCATTTTATTATATTATTATAATTTATTTAATTTTATATATTTAACCCTAAAAAATTGATTTTTATAAATAATTTAATTATTTATAAATAATACTAAAAAATGAATATTACTATTTATTTAAAAGTTGTTTTTACCACTCGTACCAAAATTTATCATAACATTAATTCAAATATTATTATTACTGATTTTATTACATTAGTTAAACAATATGCACAAAATGATTTTAATTTATTAAATGTAGAAATAGTAGATACTGAACAAAATATTATACCATCAGAATTAGGTAATGCTTTAACTCCAGAAAATATTACTTTAAGTGAAAAATATCCTAATAAAAATTATATTGCATTCTATATTAGGCCAATATCTGAATGTATTATTTGTAATGGTTTTGATAATATTATAACATCTACTTATTATAGATGTCAACATGTTTTATGTGAAAATTGTTTCAATGAAAGTTTGAGATATAATTTAATAAGATGTCCTGTTTGTCGTAGTAGTAGAAATAATGTAACTATAAATATAAATAACTAAGTATTTTTTTGTAAATTATTTTTATCATAAATTATTTTTTAATTTATAATATTTTTCTTTATATTTCATATATTTATGTTTATATGATTCATTATTAAAACCACCATTTAAATTAATTATTTCTTTTTTTCTATCGGATAATAATGTTTTATGACTATTATCTATATTCTTTATGAAATCTTTAACTGCTTTATTTAAATCATTATTCTTAATAATTGTTGAATTTACATCGATGTATAAATCTTTACCATCCTCATCTATTTTTAAAAATATTGTAGGATATCCTTTTATTTTATCAACTAAACTACCACCATATTTATTTATAAAATCTTGTTTATTTGGACTAGGTGTATTGTCTGCAAAATCATAATTATGAAATTCATATTTATCACTATAATCATCTTTTGCTTTATTAAAAATAGGGATAAAATCTTCACAAAAACGACACCAATGTGCTCTTGCAAGTATTACTTGAGATTTATTATTCATTCTTATAATAATAAATAATAAAATAAAAATATTTATATTGTAATTAAATTAATTATTTCTAAATTATCTAATTGTTCTCTATGTAAAATCTGAATTATACTATTTTTATCTAATATAACTTCATCTGATAAATCAAATGTACTATTAGTTTTTAAAGATAAAATTATTTGTTGACCATATGAACGAGCTTTTTCTATAGTCTTATAAAAAGAATAATATTCATCGGTTTTTAATGCTCTATCATATAATAATAATTCATAAATTTTGTCATTTTTCATTACTCCTTTATATATTGTATCAGTATAATTTGGAAATTTTGATAATACTTTTGGAAATTTATTAACATCTAATTTAGTAATATTCATATCTAAACTATTTTTAACTATGTTTTTGTTAATATTATTTAATGGTTCAATTCCATTAAAAATATTTCTACATATTTTAGATTTCTTCCATAAAATTATCTGTTTAAATTCACTATTAACATTTATTAATAAATATATAAATAATATTATTACATTTATAAAATTCATCATTCTGAATATAATTTTATATGATTTATTATCATCAATAAATTTTAAATTAAATATTTATTATAATTCTTAATGCAATTGGTATATCTTCTAATAATATTTCTATTTTATCAATTTTATTAATATTTTTAATTATTATATTATCGCCATCAAAAACAGTTTTATCATTTGATGTAATAAATTCTACTTTTTTATTTGTTATATCTTCAATTTGTTTTATTATTTCAACTGTTTCATTTGTTGATACAACTATTTTTGACCAAACTGAATAATTATCATACTTTTTACATTTACCAGGTTCAATTCCATCACAATAATTTATATTTAAATTTACAAATCTATTTTTATAACTATTAACACTTTCATTATTTATTATTTTCATTTTATCATAATTTTTAATTATTCTTATAAATTCCATTACTTGAAATCCAGATATTAATGATGTTGTTGTTATCATTGCTGGAATAATTTTTCCAGCTATTTTTCTAGTTTGATATATATCTGTTTCTTCTATTGAATATTGATTATTACGAATATTTGAACATACATTTATCCAATATATATGCTCTAAATCGTCATTATCTTTGTCAAAATTAATTTTTTTTATTTCAGGAATTTTATCTATTATATTAGATATTATTTCGGTACTTTCTATTATTTCATCTGTATTTAATATTATCGAATTTATTGTTTTGTAATCAATTTCTATCCTTATTGAACTCTTAAATAACTGATTTAATATGTTGAATCCACTTTTCATGAAATTTTTTAATGTGTTTTTGCTTAGTTTTATATTTCTAGGTATTTTATTCTTATATTCTTCATCATTTTTATATCTTTCTATTAATTCATTAATAGATTTATCAAAATTTTCATAATAAATTGTTGATAATAATCTATAATAACTTTTTTCATTTTTCTCGAAATTTATATATTTTGTTATTTGTTTTAATATTATATTTCGATCAATCTCATTTAGTTTTCTTAGTTCATTTTCATCTCGATATTTTTCTATTAAATTTGGTATAACTGTAAATTCATTCTCAAATAATTCTCTCGCCCATTGAATTGTATGTTCTTGTTTATATGGAAACGATTTCAATGTACATATAGGAATTTTAGTAACATCTTCCGGATCTTTTGTACTTCCATATGTTTCAGTTAAATATGGTATAATTACTTGTATATTTCCGCTTCCTCCCATTGTTCCTGAATCTATTAACGGTTTTTCGTATTTTATTGATTGTTTATCCATGTAATTTCTTGCCTCTACATTGTCTAATGCATTCATATATATATCTATACTATTATGAAATTCTTCATTGAATATATTTTCACTTTCTTCACATACTTTATTTTCATAAACTATCACATTTATATTATTTATCATCGATTTAATTTTTAGTGCCGCGGTTTGTGATTTTGATTTTAATATATCTTTGTCATTGAATAAAAATTGTCTACTCAAATTTGATATTTCAATGTTATCCATATCAGTTATTACTATCTTTTTAACTCCCAACATACCAATGTTTTTTAATAATTCACATCCTATCGCTCCAGATCCTACTATAAATGGTACAGTGTTTTGAATTTTATCTAGTAAATTATTACCAAATATATTTATTAAACCCTCGTATTTATTTAATTTTTCATTTTCATTAATGTTTTTTTCATCAATTTTCTCTTCATCACATAAATCTAAATAATCGATATAATACCATTGCTCTATGGGTATATATTTATTACCTATAAATTTTAATACTTCATGTGATACTATACCACCAATTATGGATACGAAAGGTAATAAATCACCATGACATATATTATAAAATTTATTTGCTAATGATATTAATTTTTTATCTTCGGAATTTAAACTATTCATAAAAATTTTATAATTAGTTTCATTTTTTTCTTTATTAATTAAATTATATCCTAAGTTAATTAAATGAAGATATTCTGTCCTATCAAATGGTACTGAAAAATCTGATATAGAATAACTTATTTTTTTAATATTATCTTCTAATTTTTCGAAATTTATTCTTTTTTCTATTTTTTTTTTTATAAAATTTGTATAATTATTATAATCTTGATCTATTTCTTCATAAACTTCAATAATAAACGGACTTTTTGTACATTTTACTCGAATTTCATTTGAATTATATAATAAAATATCTCCTTCACCTAATTTGTGAAAATCTTTAAATGTTATAATTTTGCCATTTATTTTTTCAACTAATAGCTTTTCATATTCTTCTCCATCAATATCTTTAACTATAAAATTTTTACCAAAATCATTAAATGTATATGCTAATAAACCATAACATCCTGTCATTATAAATCCAATATTTAAGTCATTTGTAATTTTATTTAACTTAATACCATATTCTATGGATGAATTTGTTAAAATAATTAAATTGTATTTATTTAATTCTTTTCTTAAATTATCACTTTTTAAGATATTGACAGAATTTATATTTATTGTTGGATTTAATTCTCTTAATTTATTTAAATAACTATCATCTTCTTCTGGATAATATAATCCTGTTTTTTCATAGTTTTTTAAGATATTGTTTTTTTCGATATCTATATTATTTATACCTAATAATACTAAATTTTTTGTAATTTCTAAACTTAGTGTATTATAACCAATAATTAATATAGTTGTATTATTTATTTTACACATTACATCTCTGCCGATACTATATGATTGTCTAGAATATCGATGATCATCTTTCATATTTAATTTATCTAAAATAAATTCCATTTTGACTATTTAAAATTTATTTTTAATAATATTAATTTCTTATTTATTGTTTTATTATCAATTTTTATTTTATTTTATTTTACATATATATATATTATTATGATACTTGTTATTAGAGGACATATTCGTAGTAGTTTTAAAACAAAAGATTTTTATGATTTTATTAAAAAAATATATGATATAGATAATAATTTAATAATATTTATACATACTTGGAATATTTTTTCTAGTAATATAAGTTGGAGAAAAATAAATATTGATAATACTATAGTAACTGAAGATATAATTTATAATTATTTTAATGATTTAAAACATCTAATAAAAAATATTATTATTGACGATGATACTAAAATAAAATTAATAGGAAATATAAATGGTAATATTAAAAATTCTCGAATGCCACTTAAAGGTTGGAAAAATTATTGGTACGGTAAATATAGAATAATTGATCATATTTTTAATAATATTAATTTAAATAATAAAGAAAGTGAAAATGAAAATGAAAATAAAAATGAAAATAAAAATGAAAATAAAAATAATATGATTGTAAATTTAAGATTTGATGTATTAAATAATAGCAATAGTTTTAATCAACTAATATTAATTGATTTTATAAAAAAAAATTATTTTAATCAAAAAATATTTACTAAAAATATTTTTTTATATGATAAAGAATTTTATGGACTTGATAATATTTATATTGGTAATATTGATACTATGTATAAATTAATTCATCATTTCTTCTTTCATTTAGATGATATTTTATCTAAAGATAATGACACTATAAATCAAGAAAAATTAGTTTATAGAATAAATAATAAATTATTTATCTAACAATTAGTTATTTACACTTTTGAATATTTTAAATAAAAAAATTTTATTTAAAATGTTTATTCAGTTTATTATAACTATCTGAATTTTTTAATTTACATATACTATGTGTAGTTCCACCATTTATATCACAACCGATTGATCTAGTACATACTTCTAAACAATCATTCATTTTTTTAACCCATTTTATACAGTTTTCATTTATAATTTTGTTATCATCTGCTTTGAGAAAAAATGTATTAATATTTTCCATTATAATACATATAAATTTTTTATAGTTTTATATTGTTTTTGTCCTATTTGAAATTTCCAAAGATGTAAAAATATTTAATCTATTATTATTATCTCATTTATTATTATTATCTTATTTAATATCGTATAAAATTTATTAGTTATAATATCTGCTTTTATTTTAATAATATTGTTTGTTCCTGGACTAAATCTACATATATTATCAATATCATGTACACGTATGTAATTCAATAACTCTAAATTTATATATATGTTATTTATATTCTTGATTATTGTTATATTTTCATTTTTACTCTTCTTGTGAAATATATTACTACATATTTCAAATATATTATTTGGATCAAATATAAATCCATATACTTTTTTTTTATAATTTACTTTTTTATTTATTAAAACTATTATATTATTAGTATTTGAATCATAAATTTTATCCTCTGATAAATACCATGTATGAATATTTATATTTTTAATGTTATCTCTTTTAATTACCTGTTTAGTCTTTATTATTTCATGATTTTTAAATATTTCTTGTAATTTTATTATATTTATATCTGAATTATCTATATATTCTTCCAATTTATAATCAATTATATCATACATATCATTATAATTCCATATAAATGGATATTTTGGAAATTCAAATGTATTCATGGTATGTAATTAATTATATTTAATATTTTTTATATTAATATATGATATTGATTATAATAAAATTATCAACTTTTTATATAAATCTTGGATAATATAAATTCCATGGTAAATAATTATTCCAATAAGTATAATTCAAAAAAGCATTATACCAAGGTCCATAATATGGTATAAGAACGTTTGGATTATTATTTGAATTATTACAATTAGATGTTATATTAAATATTTTGGTACTAAAATATTCATATATAAAACTATTATTTGATAAATATATTAGTATAAAAATGAGAATTATTATTATTAAAAATTTATTCATTATAATATTAATTTATATTATTATTATAAAATTATATGAATCAAACTAATTATTTATTATTATATTTATTTATTATATTCATTGCTTTAATCTTAATAACAATAACTAATTATTATAATTGTAATTAAAATAAAAATATAAATAAATTTATTTTTTATATTTATATAATGGCAAATTTTGATAAAAATTCTAAAATACTATTATTAGTAATTATTCTTTTAATTATATATTTTATTTCATCAGATTATAAAGATAATTTTGATAATCTAACACCTGAACAACAAATTACAATGGGTTTAGAAACAGGTATTTCAGATTTTATGACTAAACCTTTACCTACTGAAATTATTTCAAAACCTGATGTAACTCAAAAAATTGATATGGTTAATGTAGCATTTCCTATATTTAATAATCAATTAGTAACAATAAATAATTTATTACAATCTAACTCAAATAATGATTCATTACAATCTACAATTAATCAATTTATAAGTGAATTTGCAGATATGGAAAATACTAATGTATCTGATATTCCACCTCAAACGCAACAAATTATTATTCAATATTTAAATAATATTATACCTACAATTAATAATAATAATATCATAAATAAAGTAATGGCTTTACCAACTTACAATAAAACTATTACTTTGAATAATATTAATATTGTTAATACATACATTAATAAATATAAATCATTATTAGACCAATTAGATGCATTTCAAAAAAATATTAATAATACTCTAAATCTTATTCAAAAATTACCGTCTAATATACAATTACAAAATATTAAAAATTTTACATTAATATGTAATAAAATATCAAGTTATCTCATTTTATTTAATTATGTATATTCTGTACTAATGCAGATCATTAATTTAATTATTGCTAGTGTTAATACACACACTAACACACCTGCCAATAATGCAATTAGTATTAATAAACCTCCCATGAATGTTCCAGCAATGACCATGCCGATTATAACAAATCCTAATTTGATGAACAGTGTTGTAGAAAACACATCAAGTGATCAAAATAATAATTATATTATGATAATTATAGCTATAGTAATAATAATAGCATTTTTATTATTAAATAATAAAAAATAGAGTATAAATAATTTATTTTTAATAAAAATTCTATTATAAATATATATTTATAATAATGGAAAAATTAAGTACTAATCATGTTATAATAATTATGTTATTAGTATTATTAATAATATGGCAACTATCATATAAAAAAATAGATTCATTTGATAGTCAAAATACTACATCAGCTTTACCACCACAAATTAATTCACTGTCAGCTATAAATGGAAATATATTAAATATAAAAACAAATGATGATATTAAAAATTTAATGATAAATGGTACTTTTAGATTAAAAGTTAATTTACCTAATGTATGGCCATATACTCCAAATCCACCAGATTCTCTTCCTATAAATCCTAATTATTTTTACTTATCTATTATTAAACCAGATACTAATTGCTCTATTATTGGACTAAATAATAGTATATTGGATATGTATGTAGATGGTGGAGAATGTAAAAATAAAAAATTAAGTATGACATCTCAAAACTCACCATATAGATTAGTTTTAATTCCAGAAGCATATGCTCTTGATGAAAAATTACCATATATTGATAATATTAATTTTAGTTTAATGAGTATATATAATCGTCATTATCTTAAAAATACCACAACAGGTTATTTTCCTACTTTATATAAAGATGATTATAAAATTCCTGTTCATGGTTATATGATTAATGATAATAAAAGTAATATTAAAACTATTCCTAATCTAGTTAATAACGTAGTAATTAAAGATTCAGAAAAACCTATTAATTTGAATAATTCTAAATTATATGTTGATTGTCAAATAGAACCTAATAACAAAACTTATTTATTAACAACAAAAGATATTCATAATGCTTCACCAGTAGATATAAATATTAATCAAGATAATACTATAAATATTTCATTAAGAAAATATGATTCATATGGAAATATAGAAGATACATTTGCATTAGTTTATTGTAATTTTGATATTGAAACAGGCAAAGATATTGTAAGTTTTTCACCTTCTGGTAAAATATCTACATTTATTAATATGGTATGCTTTGCATCTAATAAAGAAGATATGTCTAAATCAAATAAACTTGATTTTATAATTGAAAATGTATCTCTTCCTAGTCCTTTTGCAAAAAAAGCAAGTATTTTATAAATTAAAAATAATAATTTTTATCATTTTTGACAAAAATTATTTTTATAATATTAATATATAATTAATCTTTATTATGATAAATAACATAAATTCATTTATAAATACAAATAATAATATAAATAATATAAATAATATAGATAATAAATATAACACACTTATTAATCAAAAAATAAATTCAGAAATTGGCAAAAAAATATATGATATACCTACTTTAAGTACTAAAAATATAGAATTAAAAAACATTAATATATTAAATAATAATTTTCAAGAAAGAGTTTTATTAGAACAAGAAAAAATAGATAATGA